CCCCCTTTTTTTAATGATTGTAAAGATAATAATAAACTATAATCCGATTATGGAGGCGATAAAATGGCTATTATGTCTAGAGAACAAAAACTTGCAGAGGAAAAACGACTCATGGAGCGTTGGGGTTGGCTAACAGAAGGTGTTGGCGACTACGAAGAGAAGCTTAATACTTCCATCGTTCTAGAGAACTCATATGATACTATGCTTGAAAAAGAACAGATAACTGAAGGTTGGCTGGAAAGCGTATTAAATGAGGAAAATCTAAATGAGGCACCTACTCAATCTGGAGCTGTAGGAACAAATGTTATTCCTAAAGTTCTTTTCCCAATGATTAGACGTGTTTTTCCGAAACTTATTTCTAATCAACTTGTATCGGTACAGCCGATTACCGGTCCTACTGGTGTAATTTATTACATCATTTATTCTTTCAGTGATAATAAGGGTGGTATTTCATCAGGTGATGAATATTCTGCACTCCCGCAACAAGAACTTCCTGCTTATGCAACTTACTACTCAAGTGAAAAGGTTGGACCTTTTACTACTACTGTTGCAGCTAGCGGTGGAGATACTATTATTGATACTGATAATAAAATTACAGATTTTCTTGGAACTGATGCTTCTGAATTCTCAATTAAGAGAATGGAGGTTTTCTCCAAAACTTCTCCGAACTTGAATTCTTATTCAACAGTTCTTAAAACTCCTTCTTCTTCTGACTCACCTTCTTGGGACACAAATGAGAATGTATTCTACGAAACAGATGATGGAAATATTCATCTTCGTGACGCAGATGAAGCTGCTTCTCCTTGGGCTGCAGAAGAAGAATTGTATGTATACTTAGTATACGATCAAGAGAACAGTAAAAAGATTCCTGAAATGGAATTCAGTATTGGTTCACAGAACGTAAGTACTATTGAACGTAAATTAAAAATCCGTTGGACAAAAGAGTCCGAACAGGATATGAGAAGCTATCATAAGATCGACGTTGAGTCTGAACTTGTGAAGGTTGCTTCAATGGAAATGAATTACGAAATCGACCGTGAGGTTCTTACCTTTATTGGCGATACAGTTATTCCTCAACTCACTTTTATGCACGATTGGACTTCAGATTCTGCTGCTTCTGGGAATAACACAAGTGGTAACTTCCTTGACCGTCACAGAGCGCTTGCACAGAAACTCTATCAAGTTTCAGCTAAGATTGCTCAATATAACCGTCAAGGCCCTGCTTCTTGGATGGTTGTTTCTCCACAGGTTGCTGCTGTTATTAATATGCTTCCTGACTTTAAGGGAGAAATTTCTGGCGGAACTTTCAATGTATTTGAAGCTGGTCAACTTGGAAGTGGTGTAAAGGTTTATGTAGACCCAAACCGTCATGGCGCAGTTGCTAATGAAGTACTGCTTGGTTATAAGTCTAGTTCATCTACTTATGGTGCTGGTGTTGTTTATTCACCTTATACTAACTGGATGTCACCGACTGTAACTCACCCTGAGAGTTTCAACAGTATTCGTGGGTTCTTCTCACGTTATGCTCTTACTCTTGTGGAACGCGGTCAATACCACTACGGAAAAGTTCAGCTCTTGAACTTCGGTATATAAGCTAAACTGACTTAATATAAACCCTCCTTTTTGGAGGGTTTTTTTATTGACAAAACTTTTCACTTCTTATATAATAATAAAAAGAGGTAAATTATGTTTGATGGAGAGGCTATAAGCACTTTTATAATTGTATTCTTGGCAATGATACCATTATCTATTTTAGGTATTTGGAAGATTATAGATATTATAATGGTAGGTAAAGTGACTTTACAAGAAATATTTGAACAAGAGCTAGAAAACGAAAATGGTTTAATTGGCGCTTCTAGTAAAAATTTAGAAAAAGATGGTGAGTATGTAAGTTTTTTAGTAAAATCAAGATGGGACTTTTTTAAACTTGGTCACAATAAAGGTATTAAGCAAAAGTATAGAATAAAGAGATTAGAACCTCCTAATTTTGGCAATGACTGTTAGTAAAGATAAATATAGTGTCCAGGTGGGAGTTAATAATATTACTATAATGATTAACATGGACATAAACATGGACATAGTGTCCAAGTATCTATTATTAAAGATAAAGAAAAAGAAATGAAAAATAAAACAGTTAAATTCCCAAATGGAAAAACATATACTTATACTAAATATAATTCAAGTGATTATTGGGAAAGAACAGTAGGCCCAGAGAATGCTCGTAGAAAAATAAGACTTCATCAAGATATTAAAACAAATGGTAAAGGTGAGACTTTATTTGGTAAGGATAATGATGTCCATCATAAGGATGGAAATAAGAATAATAATGGAAAGGATAACTTATCCTCTATAAGTCATGAAAAGCATACAGCAGTTGGTAAGAATGCTTTTAAAGGCAAAGTAAAGAAACATTTAAGACGGCAATAAGCCGTCTTTTTTATTGACAAAAAGAAATAAAAAAGTTATAATAAAAGTATGAAATATTAAAAAGAAAAATACGAAAAGCAATTTCAGGAAGTCAACTAACCAACTACCCTAAAGGGTACGGGTTTTACGCCCATCTTATAAAGAGTATAAAAATTTAGAAATAAATGATGTAGATACTCGTATATTAGAATTCCCTAACTAAGGAGAAAACATGAGAGAGAAAATCGGTAAACTTAGATGTTCAAAATGTGGGAGTGAGCATCGTATGCCTACTGGCCCTATATGGTGTGAATATAAAGAGGGAACTGAAGTATGTGAGGGGGAAGAGTTGAAGAGTCTTAAGGTTTTAGTGAATGAATTAAAATCAACGAACTCTTCAAATGCTAAAAAGGAAATATTAGCAAGGTATCCAGATTGTAAACCTTTGCTTTGGTATGTATTAAATCCATTCATTAACTTTTATATTACTTCAAATAATCTTAAGAAAAGAAGTGATCTTCTTATGAAAGAGGGATCTGATACTCCATCTTTGAAAGAGCTGCTTGATTTATTAACCAGTAGAAAAGTCACTGGACATAATGCTATTAAACTTGCTAATACTTTTATTAATGATAATAGTGAATATGAAGATATTCTACATGGCATTATTGATAAGAATTTAGAAACTCGTGTTGATGCTAAACTTGCTAATAAAGTATGGCCTGGATTCATTCCTGAGTTTGAAGTTGTTCTTGCTAAAAATTATAAAGATTATGAAGATAAGATTAGTTTTGAAGATGATTGGTATGCTTCCAGAAAACTTGATGGAGTAAGATGTATTGCTGTTGTAGATGAAAATGGTAAAGTGGATTTCTTCTCAAGAAAAGGAAAAGATTTTTATACTCTTGATGTTATTAGAGAAGCTATTGAAGAGATTGGTTTTAAAAATATTGTTTTAGATGGAGAGATTTGTATTGTAGATGAAGATGGTAATGAGGATTTCTCATCTATTATGAAGGAGATTCGTAAGAAAGATCACACTATTTTAAATCCTCGTTATAAAATATTTGACTTAATACCTAAAGAAGATTTTGAAAAAAAATATAGTGAATTATCTTTATCTGAGAGATATGAAGATATATTTAAAACTATTGAAAAAAATAATTTTATTAATGTAGTTCCTCAATGGAAAATATCTTCTAAAGAAGATGTGGCTAAACTTATGGGTAAAGCATCTACTCTTGGTTGGGAAGGACTTATACTTCGTAAGGATGTTCCATATGAAGGCAAGAGAACAAAAGATATGCTCAAAGTGAAAAGCTTTCATGATGGTGAATATAGAGTTAAAGATGTTCTTATGGAAGAGATTCGCTATTTTGATAGTAATGGCGATGAGTGTAAAGATGAAATGCTCTCTGCCATTATTATTGAGCATAGAGGATATGAGGTAAAAGTTGGCAGTGGTTTTTCTATTGTAGATAGAATATACTATCATAAGAATCCAAGTCAACTTATAGGTAAAGAGGTAACAGTAGTATATTTTGAAGAGACTACTAATAAACAAGGAACCGTAAGTCTTAGGTTTCCAACTGTAAAGACCATACATAAAGAAAAGGAAGGAAGAGTGGTTTAAAGGAAATAATAAGGTATTCATTAGATATCAAATCAATAGAGGCCTCTTTCAAAGAACCATTTACATGGGCATCTGGTTATAAAATGCCTATATATAATGACAATCGAAAGCTCCTCTCTTCTCCTCAAATAAGAGAGCTTATTACAAAGAGATTTGCTGAAATGATAGAGGAAAGTGGTACTAATTTTGATATCATAGCTGGAACTACCGACCATGGAGGAAGAATGAGAACAATACCAAACTCAACAACTGTCCTAATATGCGAGCAATGCGGGATAGTTGATAGTGCTGTGGGTTCTATCAGATGGTACTATGATGAGAAGGGACGTTTGTACCAATTGTGTGAACAATGTTTCAAACAATTCAAGACTGAGATAAACTCAGCCTACATCCCAAAAGCTTAAGGAGGAAGAGTGATGTGCAAAAAACAAGAGTTGATTCAAGAGTTGATGGTCTTAGAGAGCAACAACCCAACATTGAGGATAAGTGCTCCACAGGATATTTATCCGGCTTTGTTAGAGTTTGTCTCTAAGAGACAAGAGCATTTTATTGTGGTTACTCTAGATGGGGCATATGGGGTAATAAATGTCCGGGTCGTGAGTATTGGCCTGGTTAATAGAACAGTGATACATCCGAGAGAGATTTTTTACCCGGCTGTAGAGGATAACGCTGTTGCTATCATTGTTGCACACAATCATCCCTCAGGAAATTTGAAACCATCTGAAGAAGATATTGAGATTACAGATATGGTAAAAAAAGCTGGTCAGATCATGGGGATCCAACTATTGGATCACTTAATTATCTCGAAGAATGGATTATTTTCCCTTTCAGAAGCAGGGAAATTATAGGATATTACACAAGAAGGAAGGAGGGTAAGCAAGATGAAAAAACAAAGAGAGATTACCTGGACAGGGCAGAGCGGTAGCGTTAAGGCAATCGTGACTGCAGAGCATGGTGTGGAAGTCAATGATGAAGTCATCAACATCGATGGACACGAGATAACAAGCACAAAGACAACTGTAATCGAGAATACCGATATAACCATAGTTATCGGTGCACGGAGGATCACCGGCATGTTTATAAGCGAGCAGCATGCGAAGAAGGTAGGGGTACCAATGGTGCTTTTGGCAAAATACCATCATGCCATAAGGATTAGTGATAAAGAGGTTGCAAAAGAGATAGCGGAGGCCGTGGCCGAGGTTAAGGCCGAGACGATGAGAGATAAGGATTACCAAAGGGTAATTGCAAACCGGGAAGCTGAAAAAGACTATCAGGATTCGAGGGCGAAAATTAGCAAGGCGATGAATATCTAAGGAGGAAGGAAAATGATGAAGTTAAAGATGAACGGTAAAAATACCTGTAGAGGGTATTATCAAAATGAGCAGGGGTTGTTGGAGATTGTAGACATCGCTGTAATC